TGTCACAGCCATCGAAAGTTTTGAACCTGGGTTTTCTCTGCGATAAGAAGCAATACCTTTACGGTTCAAACCACCTTCGGGGTTCTTACCTTCTTTGCGTTTCCATGCCGCAGATTCATCTAAAAATTGTTTAAACTTTAACATTTTTTTTCTTCTTAGGATTAACGGGTATCTTATTCAGAGTATCCATTGGTTCTTTATTTGATGGTCCATGATATCCACCGGTGACTCCCATTTCTACACTAGGAGAATCTATTGATTCTTTTCTAAACTTATTGAAAGATTTGCGTGTCACCTCTGCGGTACTGGTATATTTATGCTCACTTTGTTCTTTAAAGTTTACATTACTTAGACCAGCCATTGGATAAACTGTACCTTGACCACGTGTATCATACTCAGGAGAAACACCGGCCGCTTTGATTACTTTGCCGCTTTCGGCGTTTGAGGCTTTTTGCTTCTTGGATTTTTGTTTGTCGTTGTCTTGTTGGAAACGGGGTTCTTTGTCGGCGCCTCTGACTGTGACGGTTGGCTCACTGCTTTCGTAGGTTCTGAAGGTGTAACCGGAGTTTGAGGTAATTCCTCCATCTTTAATGTCGTCTGGCTTACCTTGTCTTCTGACGAGTTCACAGCTTGGACAGATGTTGTCGGTGAAGAGGCTTCTTTTGGTGCTTCCGCAGGAGCAGGAGCCTGCTTTGGCATTAGAAGACTTGCTAGTTGTTTTATTTTCTGTAACATATTTTTTGTATCCCTTTTCTGATGTAGGTTTAGTTATAAAGTTTTCAAACATCTTGTTGATGTTGTGTTTCTTGTGCCTTGTCAACCACGACTCAGCGATTTCATTATCAACGGGAGTATCGAAAAACCAATTTGTCATTTCATAAATGATTGAAATGTCTTCTTCTTTTTCCGATGTTTCAAACTCATTTGCTTCATTCAAATCAACTGAATTATCGAATTCCAAATACTTCTTAAATTCTTGATTGAACTTCTCTGCAACTAACTGTGTGACTTCCCAACGTTCTTTGCGAACGGATTCAGCCATCATTCTTTCGTGTCCTTCGTTTCTCTTTCTTGAAGATTCATCCGAAGTGTTTACAAAAACCATCATTGTTTCGTAACCAAGTTCTTCCAACTCCTCACGAATCGTCAGAATATTATATTGTTCGTTTGTTGTGCCTGTGATAACCAAAGGTTGCCTTTGACGCAATGCTTCACGGCGGGTATCACGTGAATACTCATAGAGTTTGTGTTTGTCATTCAACAATGAGATTGCTGTTGTTGAGGTGATTTCTATGGCATTTTGCTGTGCAATTGCTTCACGGATGATAATGTCTTTGCCAGAGCCTGGACCACCAGATATGAAAATGGCTTTAAACATTCCATGATTAGCACTTTCATGTATTCCCATGCCTTGTCTAACATCACGAAATAATTCTTTTGCATGTTTCTCTGGAACGTGTGCTGGTATACCTTGCTTAAAGGAATGAAAATCATTATTTTGTGCATGGTCACGCATCTTAGATGCTGACATACCTTCGGTACCTTCTGCATCAGGATCACGTTGACCAGCAGATTTTACTTCAATCTTTTTGAAATTGTATAAAGCACCTGCATGTGTTCCATTGTATTGTTGAAGTTTCTTTTCATATTCTGGAATGCGATCAGAACCGGCAACCATAATTAAATGGTCGTGTCCCATTTGATGCAATCTAGCGGCATGTTGTAAAAAGGTTGGTTGCTCTTTGCTTGATGCTTCAATATTCGCACCAGGAAAGAATCTTTTTGCATGAAGTAACTTCTTTTTAATTTCAAGTGGATTCTTCTTAGCATCCACAGAATGTGATATCACAATATGATGTGGTGCATTATAATCGTGTGCAATTTGTTGAACACGATTGACCAATTTTTCGTGACCAATAGTAGGAGGATTCATACGACCAAAAGCCATTACCACAGGCTTATGTGTCTGAGTATCTTCTTCTATTTTTTGTAAAAACTTTTTCATTTTAATCACCAGATGTTTGGCCTGAACCTTTCACGGAACTCATTGGATCACTTTCGGAACTAAATTTGATTGCATGGCGACCAAATGTTTTATTCTTGTATTTAAAATGTATTGATGATCCACTATGATGTACGCTGATATTGCGTGAATCATTATAAATGTGGTTGTGGTGTGTGCCCGGATTCATAGAACTATGTTGCTGACCATTTTTGTTGGTATATGAAACATGTCTAATGTGCTTGTGTCCCTCTTTTTCCATTGGAGTGCTTTTCGAATGTAGCACATGTTTTATATGATGTACTAATTCTGATTTTGGAATAGTGGATAAGTGGTGGTGCAAATCTTTGGCAATTTTATGCAATGTTTCTTGATTTTTTTGTTTCACATGCGCCTGCATTGAAGGATTTGCTTTCATCATACCTTTGCGCTCGTCACGATTAGAAGCCTTTTTCAATTCTGGATATTTTTTCAGAATTGATGTTCTATGTGCTTCTAGATGTTTTTTTGCATTTGGTCCAGCATATTCAATTCCAGGATTTGATGTTGGAACATGTTTGGATGATGAATCGGTGACTTTAAGACTAATACCGTGGTGTATAACTTGCATATATGCCTCACTTCTTATGTGTTGTTATAACAATATCGGAAGCATCTTCTTTTTGAGTCGAATGTATTCCGGTTGAACGGTGAATGTCTCCAGGTTTTGAAGTCCAATGAACATCATGTATTTTATGTCCGTTCGTTTCAACTTGTTTTCTTATGTCATTTGCGGCGCTTTTGGCCCGAATATTCATTTTTTTATAGTCATTTATATGAACTTTTGCTTTTAATTTATCATGCGCTTGTTTTGGTGTATCACCAACCTTATCGGGATGTTTTGACATGTGTTTACCACCGTTGAGATGGTAACCAACCAATAGTTCATGCAATTTACCTTTAGTGTCGGATTTTACTTTACCTTCGACAGGCTCAGCAGGTTCAGCCTTTTCTTCATTTAATTCAAAAAATTCATCATACTCCTCATCTTCACAAGTTTCAGAATCATATGATTCTTCCATAACTTCTAAAGAATTTAAATAAAGACTTATTTCATCTTGTTCTGTGCTAAAATTTTTAAATGATTTCATTTTTATTACATCCTCGTTAAATATTCCTAATTCCTGCAAAGTTTCTGCGGGAGAATTCTGCACGATTAACAAACTTGTCTGATTCTTTTCCATGGTGAAAAACATATCCTTCAGGATTAGCATTTTCACCCGCATGTGTGTGTTGAAATTCTTGATGTTGATTCATCACATTAATTAATACATTTTTTGCCTTCTGCAAATGCTGGTGCATTTTGAATAGGTTATTGTAGTGTTTTCTGTTTCTATCAATTTTACCCAACTCATCCTTCAATTCGGATTGTTTTGCAGTTCTATTCTTTTCAACCTTCAGCTTATCAATTTCTTTATTCTTTTTGGTTTCTAACCATTTGCTGAAATTTTGGTGATTTGGTGTTTCACCAGTACGAACAGTGTGGTTCATATATGTTTCTAGGTGACCACCAACACCGTGATGTGCCTTAGTACCAGCATACATGTCATCACCATGGGTATCATGTACGGCTTGTGCGGCAGAAATGTGTTTGTTGAATTCAGCACGGTCTTTAGGACCAAAATGTACCTTTGAAGTATCCATTCTTGGGTCGACCGAGAATACATCTGGATGTTGATTAAAGTTTTCGTGGTCAACTTCATGGTTTGCATTTAAACTGGCGGCATCTTTGCCTTTATAAGAAAGATGTGTAACAACACCAATCTTAGCTTTCTTAACTGTGGCCGCATGAGTGCCGTGTGCAGTATATGTCAAACCAGATGGATTAGGATGAAAAGATACTCCACCACCTTTAGCTGGTGCTTTATCATCTTGTGAGAACATCATGTCACCCTGATATACACCTTTCTCTGGTGCAACTTTTGGTAAATGCTTCAGTGCATCTTTTAATTTGCTAACTAAACCTGGTGCGTGTCCGTGATTCTTTTCAATGTCAGCATTTGTGTAATTAATCTTTGGCGTCTTATTGAAAGCCGATTTTGAAGCAACAAAGAACTTGCCGTTTTCTGGATGGTGACCATAAACAATAGCTGGTGATCCATCATATTTGGTGGTCAGTTCTGAAGTCTTTTTACCTTGTTGAATGTGTTCAGCGGCAGAAGTAAGTGAAGCGATAGCATGTTTAGCACCCTTCTCACCATTCTGTAAGGGTCGATCTTCCACGTGCGTGAGATGTTTAATCTGACGGCTTGCACCCTCTTCGGGGTCTTCTTGTTCAATTAAATATCGGGAAAAAGGTAGCATTAAATCCTCGGTTTAGTACGCTGTGACTATATATTATTTAGTAACCCCAAATCTTAATATCCACGAATTTATCAATGTCTTCTCTGATTAAAGAGTGTCTTCCGATGTTGAATTTTCCATCGGTGAATGGGTGATCGATATCGATTCTTTCAACCGGCACATTGTTTCTCGTTAATTGTTCCTGTAGCATTTCATGCCCGCAAAGAGGAACACCAGAATTGTAGAGTTGACGGAGATTTAGAAAGGTTGAAGCATATACGTTCATTGTGT